AATGGCGATATACTGGTAAGTGCCGGTAATATCGACATCACAACCGGGACTGCGACCGTAGGGACCGGAAACGTAGCGATTGCTACCAACGGGAACTTCTCTAGTGCTAGAGGGGGTATCCAACTTGATTCTGTTGATGATGATAATTCTTACATCAAACGAAACCAGGCAGTGACCACTGCACCTTTACTTGAGTTGGAATCGACTAATGTTTTGGATGATCAGGCAGTCCTTCTGGTAGACCAGAACGCCACTGGGGCTATAGATGCCATAACAATTACCACTGACGCCACTGGCGGTGCCGATGCTATAGACCTTACCATGACTGGCGCGGATGCGGATATGTTAGCGATTACCGTTCCTGCGTCATACGCCGGTCAACTCATTCAGGCCAATCTTTTAGCATGGCTGGGGACCACCGGCGAAGGCGGAGTCATTGATATTGTAACCACAGCGGCGGCTACGGCTGAAGTTGGTCAGGGAATCAGGCTCAACTACTTGGGAACCGGAACCGCTGGTACGGCTGTGCAGGGCAAGGGGCTTCATGTTCATGCGAATGCCGGACTCAAAGCGGGTGAATCTTTGGTTTATCTGGACACGCTGTTTAATGAAGCGATCCGAATTAAGAACGACGGTGTTAGCGCAGATGGTATTGTGATCGAAGCCAAAGACGCCTATACCGGCCAGGGAATCATCGGAGACCTTGGACTATGGCTGGGAACGGCTAGCGAGGGATTTATTGATATTATAACCGATGCCGCAGCAACCATTCCAGCTGGCCAATTTATCAGGATGAGACAACTCGGTACAGGGCAACACGCAGGGGCAATAAGCGGAACTCTTCTCTATATGGAAGATGATGCTGTTGCTCCAGCGGCAGGTATGTCCTATGCGATGTATATTGACGCGACTAACATTGAAGCAATCCATGTTGCCACTGGGAAGGTGCTGGTTGCCGAGACTGTTACGGCGACCGGCGGAGTGAGCACAGGTAATGCTTCTCTCTCATTCCTGCATACCGACACGGTAAACATTACCAATGCTCAGATAAAGGGCCTTGTAGCGGCTCCCAAACAATTAATTGCTGCACCAGGGGCGGGTAAATTTATTGAGGTGTTAAGTCTTACGCTAACCCTGGATTATGGAACAAACGTCCTTACTTGTGGGGCAGCCGATGATCTTGTGGTGCAATATAATACCACAGGGGTGGATATTACCGGAAGCATTGAGACTACGGGCTGGATCGACCAGGCAGCAGACCAGATTAAATTTACTCCGGTTGCCGGGATTGCCTCAACTACCTTAGCCAATGTTGTCAATCGAGCAGTTGAACTTTTTAACACCGGCGTGGATATAGCTGGAAATGTTGGTGCGGATAGCGATATTGAAGTTGCTATCACATACCGCATCCACGACGACGGCGTTTAATTAACCTTCCAACCGGGGGGCCTTTCGGGGTCCCCCTCCCTCCATTAAGGAGAGACTTATGGAAAACGAATCAACCCAAGGGTTCTTGTTCAACAATGAACACCCTTTTCCTGTAGGTAAACTATTTCTTAATCCAGTTGAATACGCAAAGGCGAAAGCAGAGGGATGGAACACCGGCCCAGCTGATGCTGCGAAAGCCAAAAGGGAAGCCGAGAAGGAAGTCAAAGAACCTGACTTTTTCGATGTAGAACCAAAAAGGAAACCTGGAAGACCCAAAAGGAAAGGGTAAAAAATGGCCGTTGCAAGGACAGTCCGAGAAGTTATAGAGGGGGCACTGAGAAAGATAGGGGCGATTTCGGCAGGAGAAACGCCTACCGCTGAAGATATGGCGGCGGGCCTGAGTGGACTTCAGGATCTCCTCGCTGAATGGTCAGACGGGGGCCTGGTGGTGCCCTGCACGGTATCCGAGGCCATTACCCTCGTTATTGGGCAAAGTAGCTACACGGTGGGGGAATTCGCCGGTGCTGATCTTGTCACGGTGCGACCCGAGCAGCTCATTGAGGCTTTCGTGAAATCAGGTGGGTATGACTACCCGGTTGAGATCATAGGCGAGAAGGCCTATCAGGGCATTTTGAATAAGTCGAATCAAGGGAGACCGGACAAACTTTGGTACAATGCGACTGCCCCCAATGGAACGATTTATGTCTATTACACTCCAGACGCAGGGGATGCGCTTTGGATAGTAAGCATTAAGCCTTTCATAGAACCCACGAACCTAGCCGATAAGCTTCTTGACACAACCGGTATCCCCCGGAATTACCACAACCCCTTGGTTTGGAACCTTGCCGTTGACCTGGCCCCGGAGTTTGGCCTTGAGGCTTCACCAACTGCTATTGCAAGGGCTGTTCAGGGCTACAGCATGATTGTCAGCTTGAACGCGGCAAGACGGGTGCAGCCTGCCTACCTGGAAATACCGGGGATTGTCGGCAGGAGCAATAACGATGACCTGATCGATCTGTAAGGAGGTGTTTAACATGCCTTGTGGTGGAAAGAAGGGTAAGGGAAAAGGAAAAGGCGGGAAGGGAAAGTAAATGAAGATACCTTTCATTGGCGGGGCCTATAAAGGACGGTCCTCTAACATGGACGCCCAGGAGTGCGTGAATCTCTACCCGACAGTTGACAAGGTAGGCGGGAAGGTCTTGGCCCTATACCCTACTCCGGGCCTGAAGCTCTGGCTTGGAATTGCCGATGATGTAGAGACCCGAGAAATGCACATCATGGGGGCCTACCTCTATGCCGTCATAGGGGATACCGTTTACCGAGTGGCCGCGGATAGAAGTTACCTCGCCATGACGGGAGTGATTGGAACGACTTCCGGCAAGATTTTCATGGATCATAACACGAACTCCGAATTAATGATCGTGGATGTGTCCGGCGGCAAGGGCTACATTTTGAGCGGGGTGCTTGTAACGGAGATTGCAGATGCCGACTTTATCACTCCCTCGGGTCTGACATGGCAGGACGGCTATTTCATTGTAACAGAGAAAGATACACAAAGATTCTGGATCTCAGGTTTGAACGACGGGACCTCTTGGGACACCCTGGAATACGGATTGGTTGAAGGCCTCCCGGATGATGTTAAAGTGCCCCTGTCAGACCACAGGGAACTCTGGCTTTTCGGAGATCTGACGGCAGAGGTTTTCTACAACTCCGCCAACCCTGACTTCCCTTTCGCCCGCATGAACGGGTCTTTCCAGGAGGTCGGAATAGGGGCCATTGCTTCAGCGGCCAAGTGTGACAACTCTATCTTCTGGTTAGACCATTTGGGTAACGTGCGAAGGGCCAACGGGTACATACCTGTCATTGTTACAGAACCGCAAATCGCTTGGCAGTTTGAACAATATGCCACGGTAAGCGACGCAAGGGCCTTCTCCTACGGCCACGAGGGTCACACCTTCTATGTAATCACCTTCCCGAGCGCGGATAGAACATGGGTTTTCGATGCAGCTACAGGCCTTTGGCATACTCGATCTTCCTGGCCGAATGACCCTGATGGACGGTGGCGGGCCAACTGTTACGCCTACTTCAACCGGAAGCACCTAGTAGGCGACTTCCAACACGGCAAGATTTACGAACTTGACCACACCTACTTTCAGGATGACGGACATACCCAAAGGGCGGTAAGGACGGCCCAGGCGGTCAATGCTGATAGAAGGAACGTCTTTTTCCATGAATTTGAACTCCTGATCCAATCCGGGGTGGGTACGGCTCTAGGCGCCGGGTCAGATCCTCAAATCATGCTCCAATGGTCTGACGATGGCGGTCATACATGGTCAAACGAGCATTGGAGATCCATGGGCCTAATCGGGGAATACGGCAAGCGGGTCCGATGGCTTAGGATGGGCAGGGCTCGGGAACGGATTTTCAAGGTAATGATCACGGACCCGGTTGACCGGGTTCTAATTTCGGCCCACCTTCGGGCCTCGGTGAGCAAACACTAATGAGCGAGAAACCACAATATCCCCCGGTGAAATCACCCATGATGGTGGATGGGCAGATAAGTGCCCCATGGGCTCGGTATTTTCAGCATGTGGTGACACCCTACTTTGAACGGCTCCTCAACCTGGAAGATATGGAGATCCTGGACTGGAGCAATAATCGCCAGAAGGACCATCAACGCAGAATAGAGGACATTGAAAGACTCATCCATGAGGTTTGGAAAACGGATGACAAGGGATTCACAAAACGCATTGAGAACATAGAAAACACTTTACAGTTTGTCGATGGACCCAAAGATGCCTCATTACTGAGAAGACTTGATGACTTTGAAATATTGATTTATGCCGCCCTTATACCTCACACTCAAAACACTGATACAGCTTTGGGCGCTGTGGGAACAAAGAATCCTCCAATAGATGCAGACTTGGTTTTATATAGAGACAGCACAGCCGCTAATGTCTTAGTAACCTCCACATGGACACAAATAAAGGCTTTTCTGAAGACGTATTTTGACACACTTTACAATAAGTATGTCCACCTGAATCATTCAGGAGAAGTAACAAGCGTTGCGGACGGAGCGCAAACCATAGCCGCTGACGCCGTAACCTACGCCAAAATGCAGAATGTATCAGCAACGGATAAAATTCTGGGGAGGGCGACTGCCGGGGCGGGAGATGTCGAGGAAATAGCTTGCACGACTGCGGGGAGAGCCTTGATTGACGATGCAACTGCGGCGGCACAGGCGCTAACTCTTGGATTGGGCGCGACTGATGGTCCTACCTTAGATCATATTCATCTTACATCAGGACAAATTGTCTTCCCTGCTGCCGCAGTACCTAGTGCAGGCCCAAACACGCTGGATGATTATGAGGAAGGGACGTGGACACCTGTTGTAAGGGGGGCAGGGACGGCAGGAACGTATGAGTTGGCAACAGCAATAGGATCATACACAAAGATAGGAAGATTGGTCACAATTCAGGCATTTATCATCCTTGCTGGGGCCATTACTGGCGGAGGAACGGGACCATTAAATATTACGGGAGTGCCATTCGCTAAAGCTAATAATTCGCTATATATGGTTGGAAGTATGGCGACTCACAACATTGATTTGACGGCTGGAACAATAACTATCGTCCCGATATTTGCTTCCTCTGCTGCATCATCGACATTAGCCACCCTTGAGACCCACGATAATGCTGGCCTAACGAATACTCCCATATCTGGTGTATCGGCAGATGATATCATAGAGCTGTTCATTACTTATGAGGAATGAAATGGCGCTTGAAAAAGTAGTAGTTATCGACAAAATTGAAGTTTTAGAATCCAACCATATCCAGATTCGTCAAGCAACCAAGATCATGGAAGACGGCAAGGAAATCAGTAAGACTTACCATCGTCATATTCTTAACCCTGGGGATAGCCTCAAAGACCAAGATGAAAAAGTAATCGCTATTGCAAAAGCCGTCTGGACGGATGAAGTGATTAAAGAAAAGGAGTCATGAAATGGGAACAACCCTTTTAGACCTTTACAGCGGCCAACCGGGAATAGCCGACACGACCCTTTATACCTGTCCAGCAAATACTCGGGTGCGAGTTGTGGCAGGGACGGTAACGAACGATGCAGCCGTAGCCAAATGGATCAGCTTTCACCGGGTGCCTTCGGGCGGGGCGGTTGGAGATGCCAACATAATCATTAACTCAAAGGTGATCGGGGATAAGGAGTCTTACATGCTTCCCGAAGTGGTGGGCCACATCCTGGAACCCGGAGACCTTATTTCGAGCATCACGGAAACGGCTGCCACTCTCACCGTTCACCTTAGCGGGATAGCGATTACATAATGAAAACAGATATCCAGATCCCAATGGCTGGAACCATAACAAAAGTGGAACAATTACAAGATTTCATTTGTAATCTTCCAGGGGCATTAATTGGTGATTCTGATGAATATCTTGCTGTTTGTCCCTTGAAACATTCATTCGTTGATGGAGCATATGTTAGAGAAATCTTCTTGCCGAAAAATATGCTGTTTATAACCAAAATACATAAAAAGACCCACCCATATTTTGTAATGAAGGGTTGTGTATCTGTTCTTGTTGAAGATGAAGAAGTGTTAATAAGAGCCCCTTTCTCTGGGATAACAAAAGCTGGCACTAAAAGAATAATATACACCCATGAAGACACCAGATGGATAACTGTGCATGTGACTGATGAGACGGACATATCCAAAATAGAAGAAGAGGTAATAGCAAAAAGTTTTGATGAATTTAAGGAGGTAATATTATGACCTGGGGTGCTGTTGCAGTAGCAGGGGCCATGGTTGTTGGGTCAGTTGTTCAATCAAGCTCAGCCTCTAAAGCGTCGAAGGCGGCGGCGGCGAGTGCAGATCAGGCAACTCAAGCACAACTTGAGATGTACTATCAGGGCAGGGAGGATCAGGCCCCATGGAGGATAGCGGGAGAGAAGGCTCTTGGCGATGTTGTCAACATGCTTGAGAAGGGGCCGGGAGAATTCGTGCCCGCAGACCAACCTGGCTATAAATTCGGCTATGAGGAGTTTGTCGAAAAGCCGACTCTTCGCCTTGCCTCTGCAACGGGGGCGCTCGGGGGCGGAGGTACACAAAAGGCGCTAACCCGGTACGCTCAGGATTATGCCTCACAGGAGTATGATAACTTTTTGACAAGATGGTACAAGTCCCTGACCCCTTATCAATCCTTGGCCGGAATAGGGCAAACCACCGCGGCGCAGGGGGCACAAACTGGCGCATATACAGGCGCACAGATGGGCCAGAATCTTCTTGCTGGTGGTGAGGCCAGGGCCACAGGGTATGTGAACCAAGCGAACATTTGGGGGAACCTTATGTCTGGAGTAGGGCAGAACGCCCTGGATTATGCGGCTTATAAAGGACAGGGAGCTGGTAATTGGGGAGCCGGTGGAGCTGGCTGGGGAGGAACTACTGCGGGCAGCGCAGCAGGAGCAAACCAAGCAATATGGGTATGATAAAGGAGTAAAGAAATGCCAAATCTATTAATTCAACCTGCACCAGTTCCGTCATGGGGGGCAGCTCAACAAAGGGCCGCGCAAACAAGAGGGATGCAGAACCAGAATCTCTTGGCTGAACGGCAACTTGAAAGTTACCCGGAAGAACAGGCATGGAAAAGAGAATCCCGGCAAGCGGACAGAGATGAACGCGAATATACCAAACATCTCAGGGATTTTCAAAAATCAATGGAGCCGCTAGTTAGAATGGAAGCCGTTGACAAAATGCTACGCATAGTATCCAACAAAACTACGCTTTCAAACCACGATGCAGTCACGGCAAATGTGTATAGGCAGCTCAACATAAGTCCTGAACAGGCGCAAGCGGGAGAAAGCGCCGCCCAGATTGCGGAACAGGCCAGGGCGGCAGGGATGGACCCGGAAACCTATTACCAGACTGTCTATAAACCAAAACAGTTGATGACCTGGGAACAAAAATTCGAGTTGATGAAAGTGGAGATAGGGAAGACACCAAAAGATCCCATTGTCGGATCACCCAAATGGGAAGAGTCTGAGAGAAAGAAGGCGGAGATAAAGCGAGAATTCGCTCCTGACAAAACCGAAACGGTTCCCACCGGAATGAAGGATTTTGAACTCACCACCTACGGCAAGGAAAGGCCGGATCTTAGGGGCAGCAAGGAATATATAGGTAAACGGCTTGAATGGATCAAATCTCAGAAGGAACAATCCCCTTATGTTGATGCCCTGAATAGGCAAGTGGACGTGACCGCAAAACGGGAAGGGACCAATTTACGGAAAGAGTTTTACGACCAAGTAGAGGTTAAAGAGGCCAACGACATTAAGAGAAAATATGAGGTCATGAACGAAGCCTTCAAGGAATCCAAAACCACAAAGAATTTCGTGGCTGTTGACCAGGCCATTATTACCCTTTTCAATAAGATGACAGACCCTCAATCGGTAGTTCGTGAAAGTGAGTATGCCAGAACCGCAAGCGATCTGGCCTTGTGGCATAGGATAAAAGGCAAGGTTTCAAAATTGGTTTCAGGTGGTGCCGGACTTTCCCAGGATGACCGTGAAGCCGTTTTCAAAATGGCGGGAAAGTTTCAAGAGGTTGCCCAAAGGAAATACAAAGCAAGACTCCATGAATATAAAGGCTATCTGTCAAATTATGGTCTTGACCCTGATAAATACCTGACCCCATACGGCGAAGGGGAGAGAACGGTAGAACCGGGAACCCCTAGAACAGCAGAAGAGTATATGAAAAAGTTTGAGGTCAAATAATGCCTACGTTGCAGGAAGTTATCAAAGACCCGGAATTTAACGCCTTACCTGAACCAGAACGTATGAAGGTTTTAAAGGCTGTTGACCCTGAATTTTCAGGGCTTCCGAAATCTGAGCAAATGAAGGTTATCTCTGCCCTGCCTCAAGTGGCTGGTCCTGAAATGGAATGGCGACAAGACAGACCTACAGCTAGGGCCATTTCCGGCATTGCGAGACCTGTCCTTGAAATGGGGGGCCTTGCAGCCGGGGGGCTTGTGGGAGGTGCGGCGGGGGCACCAACCGGACCAGGGGCGGTAGCGACAGGAGTTGCCGGAGCTGCGCTTGGATATGGCGTGGGAGCCAATATCGCTGACAGGTTGGATGAATTTCTCGGAATTGCCAGGAAACCGATGGGAATAGAGGAATCCTCCGTTAAAGCGGCCAGAGACATTGGTATAGGGGCCATGTACGAGATGGGGGGACAAGTAGCCTCTAAGGGAATAACTCTAGCCGGGAAGGGCCTTTGGAGCCTTGCCGATAAGATGGGGCTTACTGGTCTATTCAAGAAGATCAAAAACTTATTTCCGAATTTAAGTGATGAGGGAATTCTTTTAAAGGCCCAGGAAGAATTGACCAAGATCAGGACATTGACTCCTGAAGCCCAAAAGACGGCGGCTGAGACAGGAGCCCTTATCGGAAGAACCGGAATAAAGACAGAACCGACCTTCGGACAGCGAACAGGCGGACAACAGGCGGCGACCTTCGAACAATCGGCAGCGGCTAAGAGCCGGGAGATTGCCGAGATCCTGAAGGGCAAGGATGCCAAGATAAATCAGGAAGCCCTGGATTCGATTCAAAGGCAGTTCAAAGAAAAAGGTGGCGTTTCTGATGTCATTACCGGAGTTCAGAGGACTCAGGCCGGCCTAAAGACTGAAGCTGAAAAAACGGCAGCAATCGCGGCAGAAAAGACAGGGCCGCTGGCTTTATCGAGGGGGGCGCAAACCGTAGGCCAGGATATCAAGGCCTCCCTTGATCTTGCCAAGAAGACTGAAAAAGACGCCATATCTGAAATATACAGCCAAATCCCCCCAGGAGTAGAACTTTCACCGGCACCCCTGACGAAGGGGTTAAGGGAACTTAGTGCCGATTTCGGGAAGACCGGGGGAGGATCTGCCTCAATGCCTTCTGATATCACGAGGCAGATGGTCAAAGAACTGAAGGCCACAGAAGGGAAAAGCATCACATTCGACAATCTCAGGGATTGGAAATCTCAGATTGGGGAAGAGAAGCGGGCGGCCATTATGGGCATGAATCCAAACCTGAAGTTATATCGCCGCCTGAAGATGCTCGAAAATACCGTCGATGACACCATGGATCAATTACTTACAATGGGTGGAAAGGAAGAAGGTTCGATTATCTCAAAAACCTATGAAGGTTTGAAAGCAGAAAAGGGTTATTCATCGGTTGAGATAGCTGATTTACGGGATCGCCTTAAAATCACTCAAGCCGAAATGGAAAAAATCATCAAAGGCGACCCTGAGCATTTTGTCACAGCTTCGGGCGATTGGTCGCTATCCGATGAGCATGTCAGAAGTGGGGCCGTAGAGGTGCTTGGTAAGAAGGAACTGCTTGTCAAAGTCAAGGGATGGGTGAAAGCAGGAGCACAATCTACTGATATTACAGAACAAGAAAGAATAAAAATTGCCTATGACACGGCAAGCAAGCGATATAAAGACTACGCCATTACATTCAAAAAGGGAACTGTAGGGGAAGTTCTTCAGGCTGGGCAGTTGGCCGAAGGTGGAAAAGTCGCCCTTTCTGATATTCCTTCCAGATTCTTCAGAACCGGCAAAATGGATGCTGCGGATGATCTTGTTAGGGCAGTAGGCAAAGAGAAGGCCGGAACCTTGATAGATGATTATGCCTCAAATGATCTTATCTCAAGGGCCGGTAAAGAGGGCGCCTTGAATCCCGGAGTAGCCTACAAATGGTTAAGCGCCAACAAGGACGTTCTCAATAAATATGGATTATATGGCAAATACGCGGACATCATAAAGTCCAACAAGGTATCAGCCGAAGCCTTGGCAAAGTTGGCAGATTACAACAAAACCATTGCGTCCAAGGTAATCGGAGTTGATGTTGAGGATGTTATCAGGAGCGTATTCAGTGGGGCCGGAAAGGCACGAAGCGCCACCGTAGCGACTGAATTGTTGAACCTGCCAGGGATCAAGGGCAATCCAACGGCCATTAATGGCCTTCAGAATAGCTTCAAAGACTTCCTGTTGAGCCGAATGGAATTGAGTGCCGTTGACGTTGCCGGGAATCCTGTCAGATCAATAGCAAAAGCCAAATCTGTCTTGAACGAATATCTACCCGCCATGAGAGTTCTCTACAAAGATTCTCCCGAGAAAATCACTGCACTTTTAGATTACCATAAGGTGCTTGAAATGCTTGCAAGGAACAAGAACATTTCTTTTGCAGGCGGTTCGACCACGGCAGAGAAATTTACCGGCACAGAGGCCATGAGAACGATAGGAAAAAACGTGGCTCAATATATGGCGGTTTCTGCTGGGGCCGGTTGGAAGTTCAGCGTTATGAAAAATCTATGGTCTGCCACACTTGGGGCACCACGGAGATTCAGCGAGTCACAAGTAGCGGCCCTGCTAACAGAGGCAATCCATAATCCTGAAGTCGCAAAGACCATTATGGCGGCAACCAAAACCCTTAGACCTAAAGACATTCAGGTTTTGCAGAAGAGTTTCAGGAGCCATTTAATAGCGGCAGGACTTTACGCTGTAGATAAAGCACAACAAGAGGACGAGACTTTAAAGACGACGACAAATGGCAAGTAAAATCAATATAATTACTATGAGTAAAAATATTATCATACAAATAAATTATCCTTATATCCAGGTGAAAGTCAACAAAAAAGCGAGGTACGCCAAATGATCCGAAAAATTATAGCCTTAACCCTGATGGCCTTTTTCTTCCTGGTCGCCCCTGTATTCGCCGGGGTGCAGTTCATCTACCCCAAGTTCCAGGGCTTTGACAATAACGGAAACCCTCTCTCCTGGGGTTTGCTCTACACCTATGCTGCCAACAGTTCAACGGCAAAGGCCACCTATTCGGATAAGGGACTCACTGCCGCCAATGCTAACCCGGTTGTCCTGAACTCACGCGGGGAAGCGGTGGTATATGGGACCGGGCAATACAAGTTTATCCTGAGAGATTCGGCTGGAAGTCTTATCTGGACCTTTGACTTTCTGGACGGGATAGGTGGATACCTCGGGGGGAACTTCTATTTCCCTGATGCCGGGCAAGCCGATCAAGGGATTGCCGTCGAGTCCGTGACGGTCAAGGATTTTGTGGATGCAATAGGGGTAACAAAAACGGCCACGATAGTCTTTTCCAGGGGAAGCACGGGGAACACCACTGACTATACCTTTCTTACCTCCGAGACAATCCCTTCCAACATTACCTGTCAGTTTGAACAAGGCGCAAGGGTTTCCATCGCCATTACCAAAACCCTCACCCTCCCCTCCCCCGCCAACATCATTGCACAGCCGAATCAGCAGATAAAGACCGGAAGTGGGATATTGACATTTTCAACAGGGGCAGGACGTATTTACCCTGGATGGTGGGGAGTAGTTAGTGGAGGCGCAGCGGTAACAAATGCAACTGCATTAGCTGAATCCATAACGGCAGCGGAGGTAAATGATTCAATCTGGCATTTACCGGCAGGAACTTATGCTTATAACGGCGTAGGACTTACACTCACAGGTGATGGTATAGTTGAGGGGGAGGGATTCAGTAGTATATTAGATTACCAGGGAAATGGGGTTGCAGTAACTATGGACCCAACCCTTCCTCCAGGCACCGGTCCTCCCTATGAAGGCGCATTGATAAGAGATCTAGCTATAAATACAACGGCTGGTACTCCTACTGGTGGACTTTATCTATCTCCAGTTACTAGCAAAATAGTTAATGTTGATCATGTTATGGTTCATGGTTTTAGCCAGGTAAACGCTTATGGAATAAAGATTGGCAAGGTGGTTTCCTGCAAGGTTACAAACTCCAATTTTCAATCCAATTATTACGGGGCACAGGTAGGAGAAGCGACATTATATTATCTCCCAACAAGCACTACATTCAGTAACTGTCGTTTTCGTCAGAACGCAAAACATGGTGTAAATGCAAACTCAGGGGTTGGCATTACTTTTACCGATAATTGTGTTATTGAAAGTAACTTTGGAAGTGGGATTGTCTTGACGGGCAATGACTCAAATACCCCGGGTCTCGGAAATACCAAAATCGTCAGGAACCACTTTGAAAATAACGGAAGAAGTGGAGCCGTAGGAGGTCCATATTATGATATTGTAATACTTGGTTTTGATGCGGGAGCGCCTCTATCCTATAACTTGATTGCGGATAACTTCTTTGGTGCTGGCCCTGCCGGTTATGATGCTG